GTCCATCCACATAACCCTGCATGGAAAGTATTTATTGGATGTCACGCCTAAGCCTTGGAAGATGATATGATCCTCGAAACTGACTTTCTTGACCACTGGAAGACGCGGCTTTTCGTCGAAACGATGGGACAGGAACACGCCTCGAACTACATCCTCCGACTCTGGTTCCACTGCCAGCAGCGCAAGACGACCGACTTCCCAGGCATGACCCCGCAGATACTCAAGGTAGTCTGTCGGTATGATGGTGATGCCCAAAAACTGTACGACGCAATAACCCAACCTGAAGTTGGGTTTGCTGTGGGTTATCCCAACGGTATCCGAGTCCCTAAATGGGCTGACCTGAACGGTAAGCTAATAGCCAATTGGGTTAATGGAAAGACTGGTGGAAGGCCAAATAAAACCCACGATAAACCCAACGATAACCCAACCGAAACCCAACCAGAACCCAACCGCAACCCACAAGGAACCGGTATGGTAAGGTATGGTAAGGTAAGAGAAGAAGAGAATAAGAATGAGCCATCAACCCCTGCCAGCGCTGGCGTTGCTGTTGATGAGGAAGATGAAAATTTCATTCCACCAGGAAGAGGACTGGAATCGAGTCTGATGTTCCCTCCCTGCCTGTCCGATGCGACCAAGGCGTTCACGGTCGAGGTGAAGGAGCAGGCGTGGCAGGTCTGCCGGGCTTTCGCGCAGCACTCACCAAACCGCCGAGTTCCGGACACCTGGCAGAAGATCATCGTCATCTTTGCCAACGCGATCGTGGCGAACGACGGAGCGTTCCAGCGGCTCATCGGCTACTACACCGAGAACGACCCGGGGAAGATCGAGGCAGGGATCAAGAAAGGCGAGCGATGGCCACCGAACACAGCACCGAGCTACGTTTGTGCCAAGCTGTTCCCGACTCCGTCGCCGTGGGAGAAGCCGAAAGGTGTGTCGCCGGAAGAAGCCGGCCGGCGGTTTGTGGAGCGAAACAAGTTAACTGAAACCATCGGGAGAATGCCATGAACATCGACCAGATCGGCAAGTTCATCGCGACGCTTGTTTCGCAGGTTGGTATCGATGGCGAGAAGGCTGAAAGATCGGCGGACTTCTGGAAGCCCAATCTTCTCAAGCTCGAATACGAGAAGTCCATCGAAGCAATCAAGGTGCTGTTGCTCAACAACAACATCCAAAGCAAAGACCCAGGGAAGTGGATCAGCCAGGTAGTTCGGTACTGCGGTGGTTCCGACGTGGCGACCAAGAAGGAGATAAATGAGCCTGTAACGACTTGGTGTAATACCTGCATGGGTTCCGGTGTGATGGAAGTTCCTCACAGCAATATCCCCGGCAAACGAGTCCATTGGATCGAAGGGAGGTGGGACGGGCAGTACACGATGTCAGTCGCTTGCGACTGTGGAGCAGGGCAGATGAAGGCGTGTCAGATGATGGGTATTCGGCAATACGAGTCGCAATACCAGAACTGGCGATTAGAGTATCCGCTACGCCGGTGGATGTGGCAATTGGAAATGATTCTTTCCAGACAAAGTCCACTGTTACCCGAGGATATAACGAAACGAAACGGACGCATCCACGATTTACAGCAGCTCATCAAAACTGCGTCGTGTGAAGCTTAACCAGGAGTAGGAAATGCCGCAGAAACAATTGAAGTTCGATTCGCTGAAAGATCTCGACTTTGGCATGATCGATAAGGTGTTCGAGAAGGAAATCGCCAAGGCCGCCGATGACTGTCACAACCGGCCCGAGGACAAGACTGCTCGCAAGGTGGTGCTGACTTTCTCGCTGACACCACGCATGAACGGCGGTGCGATGGATCGTGTTGAGGTGGCATTCGACTTCGCCACGAAACTGCCGATCCAGAAGTCGAAGGTCTACGAAATGCAACCGATCATCAACAAAGGCAAGGCTGTGGGGCTCAACTTCCACCCTGACCTCCCTGACGATCCGGAAGGCACGACGATCATGGATATTGCCGAAGAAGAAGGCAAGTAAACAACCGAGCCAAGGGGGGAACAGACTGGCTACTGAACGGCCACAATCTGGGACGAATCAAAGGCGTCTCCCCCTGATCTTTTACCATCTAACCAGAAAGGTTTGCTATGTTACCCGCAGAGACATTCAACGCTATCAAGACGTTGGCCCAGACAGCGCAGACATCTATTCGCACCAAGGCCAATGGTCATACGTTCATCGACAACATCCCCGGCAAGGAACCACAATACGCCCTGGCCGTTCCAAGCGCCGTTGATCGCCAAATTAACCGGCTGGAAGATTTCGTCAATCTGCTGACAGCCAGGAAGGACGGTGGATTCACTAGCGATGGAGCCTCGATCCCATTCCACGACGACTTCCCGCATGACCCGATGGAAGTGTCGAGCGAAGGCAGCGTGGTGTACTTCGATGCAGGGCACGTCGTCTACAAAGAGTCGCCCGGCGACCTCCGTGGGCTAACGGCCCATATGGCGATGGTGATGACACCTGAATTTAAGTGGTTGGCTGGTGACTCAGTGAAGTCGTACGACCACAAAGAGTTCGTTCGCATCCTGCGTATCGTCCTGCGTAACTGCCTGCCAGCCAGTAACCTTCTCTCCATCGTGCGGGAAGCGAAGTTCAACACCAACGCTGTCGCCAGTTCGGTCCAGCAGGTCAGTCGCCAGTCTTTCGGTCGTGACGTGCAAGCCGAAGTTATCGGTCTGCAAGCCATTCCTGAAGAAGTGGTATTGATGGTTCAGCCGTTCGAGAACCTGAAGAACAAGTTCAAGGTGGAGTGTGCTATCGAGATCGATGCTTCAACATCGTCGTTCAAACTGACACCGTTCCCCGGGCAACTTGTTGACGCTGTCGATGCAGCTATGAATGTGATCTACAACCGCGTGGTAGAGATCGTTCCTGCGTACTACGGACGACCTGAATAACATTCGTTCCTATAGCATAGAAACCTGCCTCGTGTACGATTTCACCATATCGTATACGAGGCATTGTCATGTTTCCTGATGGCGCTCAGACTCAACCCGCACAACAGCCAACCCAGGTGAATCAACCTCCGGTTCAGCAAGCGGCACCGCCTCAGATACCAATCCAACAGCAACAGCAGCAACAATTCCAACAGCCGGCACCCATGCCGGTCATCCCCCCGCCTATTCAGGCCCAGGCACCTCGTGCCCCCCAACAGCCTGCCCAATCGCAGCAGCCTGTTCAGCCCAATTACGATTCGATGTACCAGCAGATTGCTGCCTCGCTTGGTACCACCCCTGACGTAGTTCGCCAACAGTTGGGCGATGACCCCGCGATGGGCATGGCATCCCTGGTCCGCGATGCCGTTGGTGTCCTGAACCAGCGCAAATCAGAAAGCACCCAAGCCACCCCAGTCAGCCAGCAACAGCAACAGCAACTCAGCCCTGATGGCAAACTGCCCATGGCTGATGGCTGGCAAACTGTTGTAAAGCAGAACGCGCAGGGCGTTTATGAACCAATTTCTCCGCATTACAAGCAGTATGCCGACGCTGCCAACCATAACGCTATCATCGACCGCCAGCGGTTCGAGCGTTTCCAGGCAGACCCCACACTGCTCATGCAGGATCCTGCTATCCAGCAGACGATTCAGAAGCAGATTCAAGACGCTGTCCAGGCACATTCTCAGCAACAGCAAGTTCTCGCGTTGCGTGAAGAATACAAGTCCAAGTTCGCCAAAGATATCTTCCAGGTGAACGAGCAGGGCGCCCCCAAGGTGGGTATGGATGGCAAGCCCATCATGACGCCACTGGGTATCGCCGTTGCCAAGCATTTCAACAATCTCGCCAACACCGGGATGCAGGAATCACGCCAGCTTTACGAGGCTGCCATGATTCTCGCCAAGAACGAGTTGGGAGTGCAGAACTTCGCGGCCAACGTCCAGCAACAGCAGTATCCCCACCAGCAAGGCCAGCACCAGGGGTACCAGCAGCAGATTGGCTTGCCGCAATACCAGCAACAGCAATACGCAGCACAGGCTCAGCCTCAAACGGTGAACCTGGCTGCCATGCTCCAGCAAAATTCGCAGGCGTACTACCCTGGCCAGGCTCCCCCGCGTGGTCCCGTTCCGCAGCCCACCATTGAAGGTGCGCTGTACGCCATGCTCCAAGACTTCCCCGATGGCCTGTCCACCGGGCAATATCTCGACCAAATCGGCCCATTGTTTCAAACAGCAGGCCGCCGCTAAGTCACGTTCTGAAAACCTTGAAGGGGTTCGATTATGGCATATCCCACGACTTTTATGTCGAACTACAACTTCGCGGTGAACTTTCAGAACCGACTGAATGAAATCACCACGACCACGATCCGGAACCGCGTCCTCTTGACGATGATGCAGAGTCTTGGCCGTATCATGCCTGCCGATGGTGGTGAGTTGCTCGAATGGATCGTCTACATGCGTAACCCGAAGCCTCGCGGCTATTCGGGCGAAGGCGTTCCTGAATACAACGCACCGGACTCGTTCCGCACCGCTCGCCTTCCGTGGGGTAGCTACCACCACGGCCTCAAGCTGGATCGAATCAAGATCCAGACGAATAAGGGCAAGCAAGCCTTTATCAACGTGATCTCGCAGTCCATTCAGGAAGTGAGCGACTCGTTCACCAATCGATGGCCTGAATACTTCTACCAGGATGGTGACAATCCTCCCGGTGGTGAAGCTCGCCCCCTCATTGGCTTCTACACCTGGCTCGGCAAGTACAGCACTAACACTGCTGCTGCCTACCAGGGCTACCAGGGCAAGGTTCGTATCGTCTCTGGCTCCTACGCCGGTATCACGATGGACCTTGGCACCGAATCCAGCGAATGGGCCGGTGACGACGGTTACGATACCGTTCAAACTGGTTCCGTCACGCTCGGCACGACCACTGGTCAAAAGTGGTGGCCACATGGTCAGGGCGATTCCGCCTATGACTTCTTCCATCCACTCGTGGTCAAGACTGCTTCCGCAAGCTGGGGTACCAACCCTGCCTTCGACGAAGTCTACTGCGAAAAGATGCTCGACTTCGGCATCATGTACTCACGCCGCAACAGCAAGGGTGATAAGGGACCGATCAACCTCATCATCAGTGCTACCACTCCGATGTTGGCGATCCGTAACCGCTTCTCGGCCACCTACCGCACCATGGCCGAAATCGTCCCAAGCGATCCAGGTCGCGGGAACGGTCCAGGCATGGGCCCAGGCAGCGCCTACGGCAAGCCCATCTACCAATTCAACGGTTGCTATCTGGTCGATGACTACGATATGCCCAACAGTTCTGATCTGATCGGTCTGAACCTCCAGACCATCAGTTACCGTCCAGTGCATCCTTACAACCAGACCACTGGTCAGACTCCGATCATGGAGCCATACGAAGGCGAAATTCCTGGTGGTGGTGGTAAGCTTCTCGGCGGGTTCAACCTCGGCCAGTTGCAGATCGACACCCCCCGTAACTCAGTCCTCTGGTCGCCACTCGTTTAATCATTCTCGCCTCGACTGGCGAAGGAGCCTCCTATGGTCGGACAACCAAACTTTGGCGATTGCCCCATTGGCCCTGGTGTTTTGTGGCCCACTACTGACACGAACCTCGGCATCGCCACGCCTGAATCCGAGTTTCTCGGCAACATCTATTGGGGCCGGGCAAAAGATGGCAGCGTTCGTTGCTACAAGATCGTCAAGAACGTCACTGGTTCTACGCTGACGAAGGGTTACGTTGTCAAGTATTCGACCTCAACGGGTCGGTTCGGGCTCGATGTTACCCTGGCCACTGGCGATACGGACGCTCCTGCTGGTGTCGTGGACGATTCCTATGACGCCGGCGTTCCCACCGCGAAGTGGTTCCGCATGGTGGTCTACGCTGATAAGATCAAGCTCAAGCTTGGTACTACCAGTGATGCCCGTTGCACACTACTGGTGGGCAGCGTAATTGTCGCCAATGCTGACGATGGTATGATTTGGTTGCAGAACTCCTCTGCCTCCAACGCTGCTGTCCAGAACCGTGTGGGACGATCCCTGGTCGCTACCACCAACGGTACTGAAAACGGCACCTACATCGACTGCGAAGTCAACCTCGCGTTCTAAGGCGGACCTGTGGCAAACACGTCAACCAGACTCACTGGCGATAATAGAAAAGGTTTGACAGAGCGAGGTATCCACTCGCTCTTGTCATGGAAAAACCTTTGGGACACGGCCACGACTCTATACGCGGTGGTAGATACCGCAGAGCAAGGGGCCGGGTCTATATGTTTCAGCATTATTAACTCTGACAATCCTGCTGATTTAGAATGCGATTTGCAAGTATCTAACGATGGTGACAACTGGGCGAACTGCCCATTCAAGGATGAGACAGGCACCGAAACCGCTGCTGGTGCAGGGTTCACGGTGACTAGCGCAACCATCCAGCATGTCATCGTCACTTACTCAGATTACCCGCGCTACGCTGCGTTCAGGTTCTTTAGGTTGTCAATGGTGCCGTCGGCAGCAGTAGCCAACTGCCTTGTACATGCCGTTCTCAAATAAGGAGACGCCATGGCACGGCCTGAACGATGCCGCCACTTCATGAGGGCGCCTTCCATTGACCCTGTATCTGCTGCGTACCTGGCAGCAGTAGAAGCCCAAGGCGGAACAGTCACCCCGGCAATCAGAACAGCTATTCGAGGGTTGGTGAATAACATCACCAACACCTACCCTACCCTCCTTGCCAAGCTATTCGCTATCTACCCCTACACTGGTGGTGTAGCGGGATCGCATTCGCTCAACCTGCTTGATCCTCGGGACAATGACGCAGCATACCGGATATCATGGACCGGTGGCGTCACTCACGATGCAAACGGCATTACTGGCAATGGTTCTACTGGGTTTGGCGACACCCACTTTAATGCTTCTACTACTGGCTTTACCAACGTATCAGGAGGGCTGAGTTGCTATAACCGCAACAATACTGGGTCTGGTTACGACATGGGATCGTCCGACAGCGCCGTGTCAAAGTGTACCGACCTGGTATCGAGATATAGCGGTGGAACCACGATGTTCGGTTTCCATTCGTCAGCCGGCGGTGCTGCATCTGCTTCCAACACAGACAGCCGGGGTCTGCACCTCATGCAGCGTTCGGGCGGCAACATCCAGATATACCGTAATGGTGCATCGCTTGCCAACTCAGCGGTATCGGCAGCCAGCGGATTGGCGAACAGAAGTATTTATATTCTGTGCGAGAATCGTGGTGGTGTAGCGATAGAGTTCACCAACCATAACCATGCGTTGGGTGCAATCCACGGAACATTAACAGTTCAGGAAAACGCCGACTGGTATACCACAGTCCAAGCCTTCCAAACGGCACTATCGAGGAACGTGTAATGAGGCTGTTAGCATTACTTCTCTGCCTTCTTCCCACGACAACCCATGCTCAAACATGGGTTGATGTGCTTCCGCCAACGACACCGTTGGTATCTGGATTCGCCCCCGAGCAAAGCCAACTGAGCAACCACACCTGGTTGTATCCGTTCACGCAGCCGACGCCGGCAGGGACATACAGGGTACGCAATGCCAAGATCGATAAGTCTCAGAAACTCGGGGCATGGAGCCAGCCGAGGACGCTGGTATTGCAAAGCGGGTGGTTCCTACACGTCGGAAGCTGGAACCAGCCAGTTAGCGGGGACGAGGCAGGTATTGCGTGGAAAGTCGAAGTAGTCACAGCAACCCAGTTCGATTACACCCCGTTCACCAATGGCAGCGAGCATTACTTCTACACCGGGTGGAGTGGCCAGTATGTGCCCAATATTGTGGCACCATACTCTTACAGCCTGCCCAGGTTGCAGGAAATCAAGCAGGATTCCCGCAGGCTCTACCGGTTGGATCTGCTGACACCAGGCGGAAGGCATACCACCGTGGCACCGGCACCAGTGTGTGTTGCCAGTAATCTGCCACTCACTGCCATGGAAATCGCTTGGTGCCGGGTCGCCGAGACAGGTGAAACCGCACTCAGCCCTAGCTTCTTCTTCACCCCACCAGCGCCGAACGAAGGATACACCGTTGCCGAGGTGTGCGAGTTACCGTTCGGCCTGCAAGAGCAGCAGCCCCAAGGAGTAATCGGGTACCACATCTACGTCAAGATCGGTGGCATCTGGCAGCGAGTGCCGGCGCCGCACTGTTACGGTACTCCTGCCACGCCTGACGATTGGCTCTTTCAGTGGCACGATCGGCAGCCTACGATTGTCAGGATTGTGCCATCTGCCCCAACGCACAACCCGGTGGCTCAGCCGCAAAGCAGGTTAAACACCCTGCAACTGAAGCTCAGAAACACCTATGGTAATATCCAAATATCACCGAACGCGGTGTGTAAAGCATACTGCCCTGTCATCGATGAATGGCGGGTAGGACCATGGCCATTTATCACTCCCACCTTTGGCCGGCGGATCTCGTCGTCCGATGGTGGTCGATGGGTGTTGCGGCAACATACCAGCATGAGTGGGCACAAGTATTGGCCGGTCCTCGCGATTGAGAACTCCTACTCCCAATGGGACGGTGTTGAAGTCCAAGCAACCGGGGGCTCCGCTGCGTTAAGCTTCGTCGGTGATGGCGGCCAGGCATTCGGCAACCGATTCACCAACTGTAATTTCTACGCGGACGACAGCCCTACAGGCGTGACGACAGCCATCTTGATCGATGCCAAAAGCACCGGGCAATACGGAAGCCACACAGCCAGCGAACAGAAGTTCTACAACACAAAAGCCCGGGGGAAGATAGTCGCGTGGGTAGGTGGCAACCAAACCGCGAATGTCATATTCAACGAGTCGAACTTTACCTCCACAGGCGCGGATCGTGCATCTTCTGTGGTGTACCTTGAGTGCCCCAACCAGGTCGTATTCACCAATGGGTTCAATGCCGATTGCCGGTATGGCAGTGCGATCTTTCGTGCTGCCGAGTATAACGCCAAGCTACTGGTGTCCGGTATCTGGGTCGATCAGGAGTGTGCCTGTTTTATTGAATGCTGCGGGGTGGGCATTGACGCCAGGTTCGACGCCGGCAAGGTGAATGTCCGTGGCACCAGCCCATTGATAGCACGCCTTGTCTGCCAGTATTCGCCAAGCAAATTCGTGTTCAACGACGTGGACATTCAGCCTGATCCTGGCGTTACGAAGGCTGAGGTGGTGAACGGGAACTACAACATGGTCGAAGTCAGGACCACCGATACCTACCTGTCGGAACTGACCGTGCTACGGGAGCCTACCAAAGAACAGACAACGTCTTTACTCAAGACGATTCAGTACGATCCATCGGCTGTGGCACTGGATGTGCAATTACCAGGGATGAGGTTGGAACTTCCACCCGCAGTCGCACCTGTGGGGTTTGTCGGTCCCATCCAAGGCGAATCTATCGTGTTTAACTCACTGACAGGAAGACAGTATGTTAGGCGGGTAGAGTGGACGGAGTAGCACATGTACGCAATCTTCGCACATCACATGGAAGGTATTTCTGACATGCACCATACTAAGATGCTGGCCGTATGCATCGGCTTGTTCTCTCTGCTCATGACAGGGCTTGGCTCTGACATGGAAAGCAAAGCGATCAAGGCGATTAACTCAGGGTACACTGGGTCGTATTTCTCGGCAGAGGATAACAAGGATGACAAGATAGAGATTGTGCGTGACAGGTTTATGATGTTCTTGGTAGGTGGCGGCGCCTTTGCCGGCGCCATGGTCTGCGTGATATTAAGAAGAGTATGGGCCAAGGAAGCTAACGAGAAAACTAAGGAGATGATGGCAGCCCATTTTGTCGTCAGTTTTTTCTCTTCCCTATTCTGCATCCCTGCATCGCTCAAGTATTACTTCAAGACGGACTCTCCCGAGATGGCATTCCTATGCTCGTTCCTCGGGGCGGTTGTGGTATGGGGGTTGTGGGAGATAGTGTTTGCTATCGTCGCAAGGTTTAAGAAGGCAGCCATCGACAGGGGCATTGCTGGTGTCAGAGAGGAGATAACAGGCAACTCCCAGGTAGTCACCTCAGTTCCAGCGAAGCCCGAAGCGACACCTCAAGTTCCAGTGGGTGATAAAGCTAGTTGACAAGGATGCAACTTTGTTCCTATACTGTTCCCATCAAACAGAGGTAGATTGATATGACCCGTTCACTACTCTTGATCTTGACCCTGCTCCTACCGTTGGTGGCGTGTGGGCAGGATGTTCTTCCTAATAGCAACAAGCCTACAGTTGCCGAGGTCAAGTCTGCTCAAGAGGTTGTCGCTCGTGCCCAGGCTAACCCCATCGCCCTGGCGTTCGGAGGCTATGCCTTTATTGAAATTGACGTTACTGTTAAGTACAAGTGGTATCCTGTGACTGGCGGAATCGGAGAGTTGGACCAGGAAGTTCTCCCTAAAGGAACAGTCTACAAAGGCTTTCTGGTAGGCAAGGGAGACACTGCATTCAAATTCACAGTAGTTCCGAAGTCCGACAAGGATCGCGTCAAGATAACCGGGACCAAAGAAGGCCCTGTAACTCTGCTCCGGATTGGGCCAACCATTGATGACGAGCCGGTTGCCTACCACTTCATGGTAGGCACTCAGCCTCCTCCACCGATTATCGTTGTCCCGCCGGTCAAGCCTGATGACCCAGTTGTCCCGGTGGTTGAGAAGCTTGGGTTTGTTACTATGTCGATTAACGAATGGGCCAAGTTACCAGCTTCAGTCAAGAAGCATTCCGTTGCCTTGGCAGACAACTATGAGGCTGTTGCTGCTCAACTTGCCGCCAACTCTTCCATGACTATAGACGCAGCCTTAGCATTGTTGACCGACAAGAACCGTTCTACTATTGGTTCTGATCGCGCAGCTATGCTGCCATGGTTCCAGGCATGGGCATCCATGGCTGACAAACTTGGCGCTTCAGGGAAACTGACTACTCCAGCCGACCATATTGCAGCGTTCAATGAAACAGCAATCGGCTTGAAACGTGCCAGGTAATTCGTCCCCAACCGAGTAACCCAATGCCTCATGACTACATGTTGATACCGACTCATGACCTCCACGGTGCCTACTCACGCGGCGAGGTGATAGGTGCGTACTTGGATGTCGATACGCTCCCAGACCATATCAGGGCAGCAGCAAGGTACGCCCAAGATGAAGCCAAGGCTGAACTGCCATACCCTTTGTTCGCCACTGCACCCAAGGCCAACTGGCAGGCTGGTGAATGGAAGGGGAAGAGGGCGTTGCTGTGGAAGTCGTGGCTGATGCTCGATACCGAGCGTGCCCTGCGGGGTGCGCAGGCTACTGGTGATTGCGTAAGTTGGGGGGAGCGATGCAAGCAGGAGATACGTCGTTGCGTCGAAATCCTAAACGGCGAGCGTGAGGCTTACAAGAAACGCCAGGCAACGTGCCTGCTCTATTCTGGTCGAGGTCATACTGGCCAAGGCGCAAGCCCAATCGGAATCGCTAACTGGGCCGTTAAGTGCGGGATCCTCCTTGAGGAACCGTTCACCGACTCATCTGGCAAGCAATGGGACTTCTCTAACTATGCCGACTATGTTCGCATCGGTATGCAGTATGGAAGTCGCGGTATGCCGCAGGCTGTGATCGACATCACCAGCAAGAACCGAGTTCTCGGACAGTCTAAGGTCACGAGTACGGAAGAGTTGTTCGACCTGATGTACAACGGGTATGCTTCTTCCGTTGGGTTCAGCCTTGATACCGCACCGACCGGCAACCCGGTGTCACGCCTAAGCGGAACGACTGCCCACGAAACATGCTTCGTTGGTTACGACGATACTCCTGAAGCTCGTGCCAAGTGCAAGGAGTCTCTTGGGTACGAAGACACTGTAGTGTTCCTGGATCAATCTTGGGGCAAGTGGAACAAGGTAACGAACCTGCTTCCAGAGTGGGAGCCATTTGGCGAAGGGATGTACATCCACTCCGCCAGAGATGCCCAGCGTCTTATCAACGAGGGTGAGACGATGACTACCACTGGATCAATCGACGGGTTCAAGGCAACGCCTCTTAACTACCTGTTAATCTAAGGAATCAAGGATGAGATACCTTGCTTTGGTCTTGCTGGCCTTGCTGCTTACTCCATACGCATTCAGCCAGCACAGGAAGCACAACTACCTTCTCGATGGCGTAGTTCTTCCTAAGTTCATCGACGTGCCGGTGAAATACAACCGCATGAACGATGGGTCACTCCTGGCCGATGTTCTCAACCGCACCGATGAGCCAAGTCTTGGCGACGGCCGTGCGACGGATGGACATGAATCAACCCATCGGCTGAACAACCAACTCCGCAACGCTCGTGGCGGATCGGCTGATTGCTGCTTCTACATGTTCAACGGCAAGGCCGGGTATTGCCGTGAACCTCGTGGTTTCAGAAAGAGCCAGGTTGCCCAGTACGTTCCGAACTCACTGCGAGAAAGCCGATACAGGCTGTATGTGGAAGGTGCTGGCGACTGGGACGACAAACCATCTTATATCGCCGAAGAGTGGTCGGCCTACATCAACGACACGATGATTAACATCGAGGATCGTAGTAAAGGCCACAAGACTAATCAGGTAGACTGTGCTACAGGCCCATTGGAAATGGGTATCTACTCAATCGCCTTATGCATGGCTGTGGAGAAGTATGCCCCCGAGTCATGGGCAGGCGACGCCCAGTTCAAGGCGATCATGAGGTACCAATGGTCCAGAGCGAAAGAGGCGTTCGACAAAGCATCACCATTATGGCCGTTCCATACCCAGGACGAGCTATTGAAAAATCTGCGTACCTCACCAGACGCCGAAGCCATGAGGCAGTTTATCAAAACTCACTTCGATGGTGTGTGGCTGACGCCATAGAATACCACCAACCTTCAACGGAGATCGTTATGTCCAAAGAAAAGAAATTGCATGGGTCTGAAATCGTAATCGGTGGCGATACTATCGTTCCCGTTCTACCATCGGCTGGCTTCGGTGGTATGTTCGATAGCATCGTTACCAAACTGTTGGGTTCCGTCAAGTTCGACTGGAAGAAGGTCGATCCGAAAGAGCTAAAACTAGCTGTGCGTTCTTTCGCTGATGGTGTCAACGGACTGACAAAGCATACTGGCGAAGCGTTCAAGCCAGCTATTGATGTGATCCTGAACGCCGACGACTTGGCTATTGACAAGGCTGTCGAGGCTGAAGTGAATGGAATGAACTACCTGGTATCGATCATCCATGGCGAAATCGACACCATGTGGCCTGCTGGTGGGCCTCTGTTCAGCGCCGAAGCTCCAATGAATGCCGACGATGTCCAGAACTATCTTGACTTCCTCACTGCCAGCGAGAAGTCAGAAGGTCGTTCCTTCCCCCAGTTTAACGCACGCAGCGTTGAACTGATGAAGGCCAACCCTGAAGTCATCCGGCTTCTCAAAAAGACCACTCGGGCACGCCAACTCAAGGCTGTGACCGACGATACCTTCATGCAGAAAGTTATCGACTTCCTGACGAAGTACGGACCCATCCTGGCCCAGGTGTTCAGCATCCTGTTGATGTTCATCTAAATGTTAGCATGGTTCCGGGGCAAAGCAGGCTGGCTGGAAACGGTCAGCCTGCTTTTGTAGGTACTTCATGAAATACTGCTTGCAACATCGCGATAGGCCAGTTTACGCTAGGGGACGTTGCGAGTCCTGCTATCGGTCGATCCGCCGGATGATGCGAGAAGAAGGCTTGACGGATAAGCAGGTTATCAGGATGCGATATCTGTTGCCTCACAGCCGCAAATGGAAACCGAGGGTACATAATGAAGTGTCTAAACCATAAGGATAGGAAAGCATCTCGTCGCGGCCTGTGCGACCCATGCTACGCGATGCTGTACCGGCAAATCAGCGAAGGGCTCATGTCATGGACGCAAGCAATGAAAAGACGCCTGATACTCCCGCCGCAAAGGCTATTGGTGGGCATGATCCCGCTGAAGTCATGGAGGCGATGTCTCTTTTCTCTAAGAGCAACTCCCGGGCTTCGTCGGAAGACGTTGCCGAGGCGCTCAGCCAGGCGTTCGGCGGGGCAAAAGGGTTCGCCCTGCTCATGAAGGAACTGGCCTTCTCACCCAACACCAGACCAGCTACCCGCGCGAAGATCATCAGTAACGTCATGAGTTACATCGAGCGAACCGCCAAGCAGTACGGCGATATGGCCCGACTGGCAGCCATGAGCAAAGACCAGATCGAAATAAAGCTTTGCCGGCTACTCGTCAGGCACAAGTTTGTAGTCCCTATCGAAGGGGTAAACGTCAATGCCCTCTTCGGGGAGTAATCGGAAGAAAAGTGCCAAGCAGGACTATGGCCGATGGCTAAACGTCCAAAAGCAGATCGATGGGTTCTGCGATGATGTAAAGTTGCCAGGCACCTGGACCCAGGAAGATTATCGCGAGTTCCAAAACTGCTTCGCGGAGTTGCTCAAGCGCGAACGCGAGACAGTCTACCTCTATGCCCCATTGCCTACGGGCGACTTGTTTCACCGTTGCTTAGCCCATGAAGTAGGGCTATCTGGATCAAACCGCGCGGGGAAAACGTGTACCGCTTCTGCCGAAGTGGGCATGGCCGCCACCGGCACGCATTACGTCGATGGTAAATACCCCCGGGAGAACGTGCAGATCGCTTGCGTCGGCAATGATGGCCGGCACCTTTCGCTGATGTACGAGTACCTGTTCGAGAAAGCGCCATTCAAGATATTCCAGCATCCCGTTACATTCAAATGGATGGTAGTAGTCGAAGACGAACACCAGGAGTTCAAGCACCTGTGGCAAGAAGCCGAGCCGATGATCCCCGAGCGGCTTATCAAGGGTGGGCTCAAGAAGGGTGTGTCGTGGGAGAATGCCAAGGAAAAGACACCCAAGTCAGTACGCCTAGTAAATGGCACCATCATCCGGTTCTACTCTGGTTTGGTGCGGAAGATGCCGCAGGGGCGAAAGTTTCACCTGGTGTGGATGGATGAAGAAATCGAGCAGGCCAAGAAGTGGCTGGACGAAATGCGTGCCCGTATCGTCGATCTCAACGGACGTATCTTCTGGTCAGCCACGCCTCAAAACGGAACGGTCGAGTTCCAGGACATGCAGGACAAGTCGGAAGATCCCGAGAACGCCAGCAAACCGCTATCTCAGCAGACTGCTTTCTTCGTGATGCAGTCAGCCGAGAACAAATTCATCTCGGGTATTGGCCGGGAGGCATTCCGTGCCAAGATGGAAAAAGACGACGAGCAGATGCAGATTCGGTACTTCGGCAAGTCGGCCCGATCGTTCTTGTCCGTCTACCCCGAGTTCACCGACAAGCACATCGTCAAGCCCATGACGCTCCGGTGGGAAGACACCAGATACCTCATCTTCGACCCAGGCGTTGACGTTGCTGCTGTACTGTTCGTTTGTTCACCACAGCAAGAGAATGACCCTGAAAAACTAGCGGTTATGTCAGATCAGGAGAAGTGGTACAGGACCAGGCCAGGGTGCCTGGTGTGCTATGACGAACTGTATATCAGGCGTGCGAACGCTCAGGCCGTGGCGATCCAGACGAAGATGAAGCTCGATATGCACCCCCGCGCGTGGGTGCAAGACCTAACGATTGACAAGAAGGGTTCCAAGTCGGTCATCTGGAAGGGCATGAAGGAAGACGAAGATCCTGGCACGATCTACATGGAAGCCCTGTTGAAGTACGGCATTACTCCCAAGGTGTCGGGGTGGCAGTACGGATCGTACGAAGTCACCTATGGCATCGAGCGAACGAAGGATTACCTTTGCCCTAGCGCTGACGACCATCTGCCCATGCTGTTCATTACCGACAACTGCAAGAAACTCATCTGGGAAATGAAGGTATGGAAGAAGGTTCGCAATAATGCCGGTGAGTTTGTGGACTACGAGAAGGGCAATAACCATTTGCTGGATTGCCTGCGTTATGCTACAACAAGGGGGTTACAGTGGGTGCCGCCTCCTCAACCGTTGGGCCCACGGCCATTCGCAAGACCGCAGATGAATACGCTGCTCCGGAATATCAAGAGCGGCAAAGCGTTCTACAATTAGGAGCCAACATGTCCGCAGCAGTCGCAGAGATGCCAGTAGTCGCAGCACCAGCCAAAGTAGCCAAGGCTCCGCTGACACGCGGCCCTATGGTAGGGCTTCCCCCTATCTCCAAGCATAACACCGTGGCGGAAAGCCAGGCCCAACGCCAGTCATGGACCCCGCCAACGATCATCCCCGGCGAAGTGGTGTTCTACCGGCCATCGGGCAACGGGCATAGCAATGAGTTCCCCGCTATCATCACCAGGCAGTCAAACAAGACGTGGTCGATGCTGGTATCCAAGCCCAACTACGTCTTTGAGGAGAAGTCCTCGGTCGAGTATTGGGATCATACGGAAGCTGACCCCCGATTGACCGGCGACCCCCACGCCCCCCACAACAACAACGGCACCTTTCGCCGCACGGAGTTCAGCCTGATGTTGTCAGGGTTTGTCGATAAGATCGGAACCCTGCCTGATGTGTCAGGCGATGTTGGCTCCCTCAAGGGCGATGTCGTTACTCTCAAGGCCGAAATCGATAAGATTAAGGCTGAGTTACGCAAGATGGCTTCCAAGTAAGGATGTGCGATGATGCAAGGAACGCCCATCTATGGTTCCAGTACCATCAACGATGGCGGTGTTTTCAAAGAACACCGCGATCTTCTTTTGGAGGCCGTGCGTGCCGGCCTTCGTCGAAAGAAGGAAGTCTACACGCCTGGCGCTAACGAGTGTCTCCAATTCGTACTAGGGCAGCACAGTTACCTGTTCAACCCGAAGTACATCACCGACCAAATGTACCTACAGGTCGGCTCCGATCCCAAGAGCGACAAGCCTGCCCGTACTCCCCACTTCAAGATATCTGACAACTGGGTAGCCAAGTTCCTTCAGATCGTCACGCCCTACCTGACCCAAGGTCAGGTTGTCCGTACCGTCAAGGCAGCCAAGCCGTTCGTTCCTACCCCTTCCTGCTACGGCATTGATCCGCCACAGCTACAGCAGATGAAGATGAGTAGCCCGGGGTATTTGCAGTCAGACCCGCAGTACCAGATGCGGCAGCAGGCCGCGATGATGAAGATGATGATGGATCAGATCGGCATTCAGGCTGAATCTGAGCGATGCAATAGCATGGCTGCCATGATCGAGAAGATCCTGAACTACACCGCCGGCGAACTCGGGCTCCAGAAGGAACGCCGGTGCGTGGTCGAAGAAGCCCTGACTCTCGGGTATGCTGCCTACATTACCGAAACTATCAAGATGCCTGGCACCAATCAGACGTTGGTAGGCAGCAACTTCGTGATGGCAAATGATATCGTTTGGGATCCAGACGCTACCCGCGAGAAGGATTGCAAGTGGCTGGCGGTGCAATGCCGATGCCCTGCTTGGCTATTCTCCAGGCTCTATGGCATCCCCGAGGAAGAGATTAAGTGCAACCAGCGTTCTACCACGTCGGAAGTCTATCACGAGCGCCTGATAATCAACCAGGGGGGCGAGCATAACAACCGGAACTCGGTGCCACCGAAAGACGAGGTGGTGTATTGGAAGTTCTGGTCACGCATGGGAGTGGGCTCAAGACTGCAAACCAAAGCCGAGCGTAACCCGCTGCTCGATCAGTTGGATGAACGGTTTGGTGACTTCTGCTTCTTCATCGTCACTGACAGCATCGACTATGCTGCCAATCTGAGCCCGATGATATTCCAGAACGCCATGGAAACTGCTGCCCAGAATAAAGCCATGGTCCAGCAGGCGATGGCAGCAGCGATGATACAGGGACAGCCAATCGACCAGAGCCAGTTGCCGCCGACCGATCCCATGGCGATTGTGCAGCAGGCGTGTGCCTGGCCAGTCCCCTACAACATGGACGTTGACGATCCTTGGCCGATTACCACGCTGTGGTTCCACCGTCGCAACGGCAGCCCCTACCCTATTCCACACTTCGAGTTCGCCCTGTCGTACCTGAAGTTCATGGTGTGGGTGATATCGTTCGTTGCTGATAAGTGCTATCGTAGTCAGCGAGATTTCTGGCTGATCGATGACCAGGTGGCAGAACAACTAACAACCGCCATCGAGAACGGCGAAGATGAAGCAATCATCAAGATCAAGGGGCTTGATAAGGGTGGGCTTGAGGCATTCGTCAAGATGCTGGAAGCCCCCGAGGTCAAGAAGTCCATCATGGAGGTCTACCAGTTCTTTGAGAACAAGGTAGAGCAGATGACCGGTCTGACTGACTTGATGCAGGCTAACCTCTCCCGATCGATGCGAACAGCCACCGAGGCCCAGGTGGTCAGTGACGCCAGCCAGTTGCGACCGAAGGACATGGCTCAGCGCGTCAACGAATGTGACACCAGACTGTCCCGCAAAGAAGCTATTGCTTCTGCGTTGATCTACGGTCCTAATGACCTGCTTCCGATCCTCGGGAAGCCCGGTGCCGAGGCGTGGTCAAATCTTCAGGACAAGCAAGACCCCACTCGGGTGGTACGCGAAACCGATTATGATGTGCTGGCAAGCCAAGGTCGAATCCTCGATCTCGATACTCGCCAGGAACAAAGCAACAAGATGGTTCAGCTTGTGCTGCCGATGATGGTCCAGCTTGGCCAGGCCACCGGCATATTCGGTCCAGCCAACCAACTCCTCGTGGAATGGGCCAAGGCGAATCAGATCGATCCTGATCTAGTGCAGTTCCCGAATATGCCACAACCACCACCGGCACCAGCCAAGGGTGTAGCGAGCGTTTCAGCAGATAGACAACCCTCACAAGGCCCACAGTAATGCCACTGTACGAGTACGAATGCGACAGTTGTGGTAACAAAGAAGAACGACTTCAGTCCATCAAGGAAGTTGAAGCCGGCATCGATACCCCCACGGTGTGCGCTGGCTGCGATGGGCATTACGTTCGTATTCTCGGGCACGCCAGTATCGGTATCTGCGATACCAATCTGTTGCGAGATTCACTCAAATCACGGTACGATTTCGACGACCAGACCGACGACCGTGGCAAGCTCTATGCCGCCAAGGCCAAGGCTGCCGGGGTGGATACCACAGGGAGGTGGTACCATCCTGGCCTGGCTGTTGAACTCGGGGATCCTATGGCATGGGTGGGCAGCATGGATGAGATCAAGGAACGCTGCAAGCTCCGAGGGTGGGACTATAGTATCGTCGATGGCGAGATTCGCATTGGCATCCCCTCTGATCTCAGCAGACCTCTTGCCCATCAAACCAAACATGTGAAGGTGGGAACATGAACACCACAGCAAGCGACCAGCAGGCAACGCTACTCCGCTGGCTGGGTGGCGACAACAACGAGCAATCCATACTGGATTGCCGCAACTCCATCAATGATGCCCTGAAGGAGTTATGGGGGCGGTATGAGTGGCCGTACTACGCAGGCCGGCAGGCTCTTATCGTCAATGCTCCGTATCAGACAGGCACCGTTACCTTCGACCTATCGACACTGTCGTTCACCCTGACTGGCGGAACCTGGCCGACGTGGGCAGAGTATGGTCATATCAAGGTTGGTTCGAGCTTCGCCAAGGTGTCACGCCGGGTGAGTGCTACCGTTATTATCATCGAAGAAGGCACCCAATTTACCGCCTCGCTGGCAACAGCCCAGGCATACCAGTTATGGCGAAGTGAATACCCGCTCCCCAATAACATCAGGAAGATATCGTACCTGACCAATGACACGAACAGCCAGCACGTTTGCGAGTACGTGACTCCCATGGAGTTCTCGACTCGCCGGCCTGGCATCTATGGCACGGTGCCATTGCAGTTCACTGTCAGGAAAGACCCCAAGTTAGGCAACGGCCTGAATATCTGCCTTTGGCCGTTCCCCTCAACAGCGTGGACCTACCGGTATTCGTATATCCGGTCACCACGAGAAGTGGCAGTATGGTCCGAGACGACAGGCAAGATCACGACCGTAGCAGCCGACGCCACGATTACAGGGGTATCTACGCTGTTCGACGCCACCTACGCTTCGAGCCTTCTACGTGTCGGAAGGGATGGGACGAACACCCCCACTGGTACCATCGGGCTTCATCCGTACTCAGAAGAGTTGTTCATTGACACCGTGACGAACACTACCAGTTTGGAAACGGTATCAGCAGCAGCTTACAGCAGGAGTAGCGTCAAATACGAAATATCATCACTACTGGATATTGATGATGTCACCATGACTTCGGTATTCCTGATGGAATGCTATCTTGCCCTCGGCAAACGTCGAAACAAGGATAGCAAGGAAATGCAGATGATCGCCGGGATGCACGCCCAGGCTGTCCGTGATGCCATCTCCAAGAGCAAGACTACATCCCAGATCACCTATGCCGGCCAAGGTCGGCAGAGTTCATCCAGCCAGTGGTATAACTTAGGAACCTACTAATGGATCAGCGACCAGCACAATCCGTGGTAGTCACCGAGTTCAACGGCATGTACTCCGACTGCGATCCATCAGCCTGCCCTGATGGCACGATGGCTCAGCAAATCAATATGATGAGCGTAGTCAACGGACAACTGACGACGCGAGGCGGCCTCAAGGTTGTCACCCTCGACACTGTTGCGGAGTAGCCCATGCAGTTCATCGGATATGTCAGGCTGGGCGAAAACGCACACGGTGCTGTACAGACAGTGAACGGTTCCAACAACCCAACTGATGCCACTGGCACGCCTACCTACACGGTGTACGGACCCAATGACGAGTCGATAGCGAACGGAACCTTATCCGTTCTTGATGCTACGAAAGACGGATTGTATTCGTACGACATCCCCACATCGTCACCTACCTATTCCAGGGGTGTAAGCTACACTGTGCTGGTAGAGTATGTTGTGTCTGGTTCAGCCCGGTCATCGCTTCATTCATTCATCGTCATATAGGTGAAGTATGCCTACCGCCGCGTTCAATAAGTTCAATGCATTCGTCAAGGATTGTGCCGAGAAGAAGCACGATCTTTCAGCGGATACGCTCAAGATCATGCTGACGAACACAGCGCCAGTTGCCACAAACTCGGTCAAGACTGACATCACCGAGATATCGGCTGGTGGTGGCTATACTGCCGGCGGCACCCAGGCGACTCTTTCATCGTCAGCACAGGCATCAGGTACCTACAAACTGGTGCTGAACGATGTCCTGTTCACCGGCTCCGGTGGTGGCTTCGGTCCATTCCAATATGCCGTGCTGTACAACGACACAGCAGCCAGCGATAACCTTATCGGCTGGTGGGACTATGGCTCGGCTGTGACCGTGGCTGCCGCAGCAACCTTCAACGTAGACCTTAGCGCCGCCAACGGCGTCTTGCAAATTACTTAGGAGACGCCATGGCACTGCCAGATTATTACAAAGTAGAAGCGGGAACAACGAAGACGTGGAAGAATACCGGCGGCGATTACGGTATTACCTGCACATCCTTGGCTGATGCCGCTGCCCGAGAAGGGGCCAAGGGCGACCTCGGGGCAGCATGGGCCCGGCGCTATGAAGTTACCTTTGAGTTCAAACTTACGTCGGCTGGTGCTAATGGTACCGAGGTGGAACTCTATACTTCGCAGTCAGACAGTGCGACCGCAGGCACTAACAACGAAGGTAACGCGACAGGTGCCGATGCCGCATTGTCCAGCCCTGCTGAAACAAAGCAACTGATGACACCTATCGGTTCCGTCCCGGTGTCCAATGCTCTTGGAACTGGTGCGCAGCGCAAGAAGTTTGAGTTCTGCCCCACCTCCAGGTACCAAATCCCGGTGGTAGTCAACAGGGCAGGCGTGGCGTTTTCCGGTACGGCTGGTGACACCATCATCGTCTTTAAGCCGTTGGAAGAACTGATTCAAGAAACCGTCTAAGGATAGCCATGGACGGGATAATTAACAGAACGTCATCGATCAACAACCACCCCCTCAACAGGGGGTTGGTTGCTGACTTTGGCCGTATTGGCACCATCACCCAGGCTAAAGGGTGGAACGCGGCGGCCAACAGCAGCCACATGACCATAGGTAGTGGATGCACAACGTCACTACTTGGGCCAACTGGGTCAGCGATGAAGTTCTCATCGAGCAGCCTGACCGTCCCCGCCAGTGTATTCGCTAAGATCAATGGTGTCGGCAAGATAGCCATCGCCCTATGGATCAGACCGACATCGTTCGGCTCCTACAAGTCGGTATTCGACACGACCAACCGGCACGCCTCGTTCTATATCGATTCGGCCACCGGGCTCTACGTGGCTTTCGGCGGATCGGCTGTAGGTGCTACCAGCAGTGTGAACTTCACCCTGAACGAATGGCAACATGTCATCGTGACCTACGATGGATTCAATGTCAGCATTTATCGCAATGGATTCAGGGTGGCTACAGCAGCGCTGGGCCTTCTGGCGTTCACGGATTCACTACTGTTCGGTACCAATCCGTCAGGTGGTGGATCGAACTACCAGGGGCACCAGTCCGGGTGGAGAGTCTACAGCCGCTACTTCAACCAGGGCGCGGCGGCAGCGTTATACCAGCAAGCCAGGGTAGGCTATCGCGATCTGTACAGCCGGCTGCGAACGCCAGATGGACCAGCCACCACCGTTTCAGACACCCTCACTGCACAGCATGGGGTGTATTCGCTAACAGGCCAAGATGCAGGCTTGACGTACACTCCTGCCGGAAGCTACACCATCACGCCAGAACATGGTGTCTTCGCCATGTCAGGGCAGAGTGCTGCCCTCGATTACACACCAGCATCGAGCTATTCATTACAGGCCAACGCTGGAATGTATGCCTTGAGCGGGCAGGATGCGATCCTGACGTACAACGATGGGGTGTCTGATCCGACAACGTCGTGTTATGTTGGACGCTACACGCGAGGCGAAAAGGTATGCCTGAGCCTGGTATGCTCCGATCTGCCGGACGCCTGCCCCACGGTGGATTTCTGGCGGAATGGGACAACGAATATTGCCACCGACGCCATGCCGCAGGCAGATGGAACAGTGTTCATCCTGAACAAGTACCTCAGCAGTTCGTTCCTCGACGGTTCCTATATCGCTGTCATCAGCTACAGCATCGATGGCAATGAATCAGTGCATATCCGCTACTTCGAAGTCATCGGTGGTAGTGGTGTGGGGCATGTGATAAACTTACATGAACTACGCAGACCGCTTGGACGTGCCGTGGTAACGCACAATCAAGATGGGTCATTCAAGATCGGCTATAACCCGAGGGTGGAATGACAGACTTAGCCTCGATACTCAACGGGTATTTCGCCGCCGGCACGGTCCCTACTGCGCTCTATGTCGGGTTGGTGGATAAGACCAACTATGCCAACTTCCTGCCAGGCGTCGATACGATGCTGTCCCACGCTGGTTGGCAGGAGTTCACAGCATATGCCGAAGCAACCAGGCAGTTATGGACGCCGGGGGTAGTGATTGGCGACAGCCCGGCGTCCGTCAACAACCCAGGTGCTACCGAGGTGACACCTTCAGCAGATGGCATTATCAAAGGCGTGTTCCTTTGCGATAATAGCACCAAGGGTGGGACGACAGGCACTCTCTACGGCCCATGGTTCTTTGCCGAGGGCGAACAGCCAGCAGCGTCCGGAGTAGTGTTCAAAGTGGACATCAAGATAACGCTTTTCAATAACACCCCCACAGGGTAGGAAACGCCATGCACGGACCATATCGAGTTATCAGGAACGCTCCATTCCCGCTACGTCGATTCGATAGCGGGACTACTCTTACTGTCAGCAAGGATGGTGGTGCGTTCGCCGCTGCTGGATCAGCACCAGTGGAGACACCTGCCGCTTCCGGTATCTATTTCAACCAGTTATCTGCCATCGAGATGACAGCAGATCATGTGGCATACATAGGTACCGCTGGTGATGCCAGGAGCGATGGCTTCCTGATCCCTGAACCGGCGTTTGATTCTGGTGTCGCCCAGGCAGGCGCGACAACAACCATTACCCTGCGAGCAGCAGCCCCATCGTTTGGGCTAACTGGGACTATCGTTGAAATCGTGCGTGGCACCGGGAAGGATAGCACCCCCCGGCTCATCACCGCTTATGACACCACCACCAAGATAGCCACCGTCAGGCCCGACTGGTCTACTACTCCTGATAACACCTCAGTCTACCGCGTTTACCAGCAGGACAAGGTCAACGTCATGACGGTCGATGGCCTGGTATTCCCAGCGCAAGCGCTGTCAGAGTTCTGGGCAGCAGCTTACAAAACCGGTACGGTTGCGTCTGGATCATCGACCACGGTCATCAAGACCAACTTCACCGGGTATGGTGCCAACCAGATCGTTGGATCGGTGTTCTTCCCACTCGGCGTGAATAACTACGGCATCATGCGGAAGATCACAGCCTACAACCAGACCTCGGGTGATATCACGGTGTATCCAGCTTACGCCGCAGTCCCGGCGCTAAGTGACAGGTTCGCGGTGTTCGGTCTTACGGGGTAGAACATGATAGGAGTATCCATGTCGGTCAAGTGCGAGTTCAGGTATGGTGGCGAAGTCTTGCACATATCTGTACCGGCGGTCCCCAGAAAGGAAGAGACGATCATTATGCCGAATGGCGTGTTGTATCGGGTAATCGGGGTAAGGTGGTACTTCGATTACGAAGAGGTGAGAAACGCCGACGCCGCAGGGCAGCATATCGATCGACACAAGCCTGCCCCTACCTGGCAACTGATCGACCAGGCAATCAACGCCATCGTGTTCTTGGAGAAGTAAATGCACATGATGCTGGTGGGTGGTGGTGGAGACGCGAAGCGAGTAGAAGCAAGCTACACGCTTCGTGTCAGCGCGTCCGGTGGCAGCATTGGCGTGTTGGCTGCCAACATCACGTCGGTATGCCATTCCACGATGATAACCACTGGCAACGGCACACTGTTGATGGCGAACGGCTACGATACGATGTACCGGATGAGACAGAACGAGAAGACGCTATCGCCTGCCGGCGTTCCAGCCCCCAAAACCCCATTGCGGATCATGACCGCAGCCGAGATATCAGGCGATGCCGGCAGCCAGGTAACTCAAGGAATCCTGCGAACCTACTTCTTTGACTTCACGGAGTATGGATTGCATGCCGGCATCCGTGTGTCGGGAGATATCCCCGCTGACCTCCTGGCGTTGCTCAACCCACCATCGTACGACATCCGGTACACCCCACTGGGCCAAAATGCTTTCACGAAGCGGCATGCCGATTATCTCACCCTGCTCCGGCAGATCAGGGCAGACGAAGAGGCAGTGAACGAATACGGCAATGTGCTGTCAGCCACAGCGCTGCGTAACATGTTCCTGCTCCCCTACCGCACCGCCGGCGATGGCCTTGCTTGGCGAAATACCACCATCACGATTGGTATTCGGAATATCAACAACATCGAGAACACGGACATCTTCACCACCTACAGTGGCAGATACCAGGCGTTCGTCCGATTCGTTGACAAGGATGGCATCCCCTCAGACCCATCGCCCATTTCAACAGACACTCTCCTGGTGAATGCCCCCTACGTCTTCTACCGGGATGTGGAGAAGCCGACGGATCCCAATATCGCTAGACGACAGGTGTTCAGGAACATCGATGGCAGCAGCGATGCGTTCTATCTGGACATCGACACGACGGACCTGACGAGTAGTACACTCGTCAGCTACAACACCGATGCTCAGCTTAAATTGAAGTTCGGCCAGGCTGTATGGGACGACAACGGGTACAACCTGTTCTATCTCTACGGCAGGCCACCGAGTGACAAGCCCTATATCGCAGAGTACAACTCGGTCATCTTTGCTGCCGGCAAGCGGGACTACCGGCAAGGCGTTGTCACGGTTGTTAATGGAAGCACCAGCGTCCAAGGTGTCGGAACGGCATGGACACCAGCCTTTATCGGCATGAAGATCACCATCGGCAACGCTCAGTACCCGGTGATAGATTGCGTCAAGGCTACCCAGGTTATCACACTGGGCAAGGCATACGAAGGGGCAAGTAACCCTTACGCGAAGTACAGTATCGAACCGTACTATGCCAACGGTAACATCATGACCTGGTCTACGCCAGGGTTCCCCGAGTCATGGGCTATTAGGGACCAATTGCAGTTGCCGGAAGACGGTGATGATATCACAGGATTGGTGGTGTTCGACAATTCCATGTGGATACTGAAGAGCCGTTCTGTGTATCAGTTCAGCTTTACCAGCAGCCCGGGGATCGATGGCGATTACAAGCCTGCTTCTGCCCGAGGCTGCATCAATCAGCGTTGTGCTGTCCAGGTGCAGAATGTCTGCCTGATGCTCGACCGCGTCGGCGTCCATGTCTTCAAGGGGAGTCTGCCTCGGGTTCAGTACCAGACTAACACCACCCCCGACCACTTGAGTATCCCGATCGGTGATATGTTCCGGTTTGAAGGGAGTGGACTCCGTATCAACTGGGATGCTGATAAGTGTTTCTGGCATGGCATTCACTGTCAGGAAATGAAAACGGTTCGATGGTATGTTACCATGCAGGGCTTTGACCTGCCACAGCACGCCATCTGCTATGACTACCTGATGGATCGATGGTGGGTGGAAGAGTATCCATTCCCGATTACGTCGTCCTGCCAGGGTACCCAGTTGGCTGGTCGTCCGTTGCTCGGCGGTCCGAACGGTCAGGTTCTCCAGCCTGATCTCGGTCCACTGGATATTGTCGACACACCTGGCACCAGGATCAGCGTCACCCAGGCGTACAGTGCTTTCACGCTGTTGCTGGCAGATACCCCGCCGGCTTGCGTTGGCACGACGATAGCGATTGTTGCCGGCCAAGGCCGAGGGCAGAGCAGTAAGGTGGTATGGCAGAGTGGCAATGTCATCGAAGTAGATGTTCCATTCGTGGTGATGCCTAACGATGAGAGCATCGTCCAGATCGGAGCCATCCCCTACTACCTGAGAACTCCCGAGGTGATGAAGCTCAAGATTGAAACGAGCAAGCCCCACGCATTCGAGGTGCAATACCAATCAACCGAAGCAGACTTGGAGGCTTACGTCACGATCACCCAGGACGGTACGCGGGTGCGGCGGGTGGCATCCGGGACATCTTGGGGCTCGGTGACATCGACGCCGGACGATCCCGAAGTTTACAAGATTGACCTATCGGACAGATGCGAGTCCGGCATTGTTAATATGGATTCATGGCGTGAACGTGATTGGCCAAGGAAATATACAATACAAGCTGAAATCCAAGGGTTCTCGGGTGAAGAAAAGCCTGTGTTCTCTCAGATGACCGTTATAGGTTCCAGCAAAACACAGGAATTGACCACATGAACGCAGCATCTAGCGACGCGGTGGTAGCCAGGCTTCGGTCTGGTAAGTTCGACACGCCAAATGAACTGGCTGCTGCCATCGCTGCCGCCTTGTCTGGTGTAGCGAAGAACCAGATATCCAAACGAGGCTTGCACGCCAACAACATCGTCGATGCAAACGGTGGTACTCAGTTGTCGGTGTCCGACCAGTCGGCAGCCCGGCAATCAGTCAGCACGCAGCCACCACAGACGATGGTGCTTAGTAACCCAGGTGGTGCCGTGTCAACCAGGCAGCAATCGCGGGTGGATATCCTGACGAAGGTAGTGCCGGCCAAGGTGATATCGGTCGATGGTACCGGCCCAGGCTCAACAGTGACGGTGGTAGTATTGGGTGATAAGCCCAAGTTAACGACCGACTTGTTAACAGGTCAGAATGTGCCAGGCGACCCACTCCTAGCGCTGGATGATGATATTGCTGACATCACTGGGACTACCTACACGTTGGGGATCAGCGGGTTGCCATTCTCGGGGACAGGAGACGACGACACCGGGACAAAGGTGCCAGAAGTGGGGCAGACGATCCAGGTGACCATCGTGGACCAGCAGCAAAAGCAGACCATCTGGCACACAATCAATGGGATAAACAAGCCAACTGTGGTAAACTATCCTCAGAAATCAGCAGTTACCCAAGCTGCCATTCTTAATGGGTTGTGCTGTAAAGAGCCAGCCGGCAGCGGTGGTGGCGGCAGTTAGTATAATGCAAGCAGAGGTGAAACATGGCATTCAAAGCAGGATCTCAGTACAAGTCGATCATGAATGGTGCTACAGGCGCATGGACGCCGATGGGCACTACCGGCCAATACCTCGACATGATGGGTGTCGTTGAGCCTCAAGACAATGTCGCGTTGCTCAACAAGACACAGAGCGACAGCTTGTATCAAGACATGGACCTGAAGAAGAAGAAGTTCGACCTGTTCAGCCAGTTCCTCAAGACAGGGATGGGCGGGATGGGAAGCGGCTCAGGCTCCATGAACTTCCAGATGCCATCACTCCCAGGCCCGAACTACATTAACGCAGGTCCGGTCTGGTCACAGCAGCAGATCAACGCCCAGTCGAACATGCAGCGAGGTAACTTGCTGACCCAGGCATCCAACCAGAGCCGGCAATTCAGCAACGACCTGGCAAGCAGGGGGTTCTCGCCACTGTCGCCCATGGCGATGTTCAATGAACAGAACAACCTGATGCGTGCCAATGCTGGTGCTGCCGCGAACGAGACAGCCACCAACTGGACAGCCGCGAAAGGCAACTCGGACGCCACCCTGGCCGGCCAAGGCATCAACGCCGGCCTCTATGGCGACTACATCAAGTCGCTGTCGAACCAGAACAGCACCCAAGCCGACCTGCAATACAAGCAGCAGGCGTTACAGCAAGACCTGTTTGCAACACTCCTCAAAGGGTTGATGTAATGGCTAAATGGCTATACAGACTGCTGCTAGTGGTGGTGTTCTTGTGGTTCTGTATCAGCCTTGGGTTCGGCATCGCTGCGTTAATAGTAACCAACGGTGACTACGCGGCTGGCTTGATGACAGCCGCTTTCTGGTGGATCATACTCACCGTGAGATGGGGGCGATAAATGTTATCGAGCAATTCCTACGGGACGAATCTCGGAGAGTTCAGCTACACCCCGCAGCGACGAGCTTCGGGCCCAACGACCTATTATGCCAATGGCATAACGATGGATCAGCGCCAGTTCGACCAATCCGGCGGATGGGGTGGAGGCGGATTCAAAGGATACAGCCCTTACTACTCATCTCCCCGACGCATATTTGAACCGGACGACGAACTGCGAATGAAGTCGAACGACATGATAAGGCACATGTTCCCGAACACCGGCATTTACGGTGGATTCCTGAATAACCTCATGAACAGTGGCAGGATGGGGGGCATGAGCATGAATACAAACACCAACATGCTTGGACGAATGGGGGGTGGAACATGATGTTCGAAGATCTAATGTCGCCAGAGACAGAAGAGGAACGTCGTCGCCGGCTCGAGCAAACGCTAGGCATGGGACTTGGCATCTTTGATGAGCAGCCAGCGCCTACGCCTACGTACCAGCCTCCACTTAATTCGATGATGCCGAACGCCCTCGCCCCATTCTCTACACCAGAAACGTATCGACCACCGCTCAACTCAATGATGCCAGGTTCCAGCGTCCCACTGCCTAGCCCAAATATATATCAGCCCCCGCTCAACTCGATGAAGCCTAATGCCATCGTCCCGTTACCAGATTCGCCCATGCCGGGGCCATATTCCACCGATATGTGGCAGCCACCGATGAACTCGATGAAGCCATCGGCTGTGGTGCCACTGCCATCATTCGACATTGCTGATGTAGCCACCGAACGACAGCCGCTATGGGCTAACGTCATGGGCCCGGCAGCACCAGGCCAGCGTGAAAGCGACTGGAAGAACTACGGCAATGGCGTCATGATTAACGACGGGGTGACACCCGGTGCTGCCATGTCGCCGCAACCAGGTGCCGGGTACACGGCCAACGGCATATCGATCCCTCACCCAGGTGATATGGACTGGGGTAATCGTGTCGCCCAGGAGCCTTACACCAACCCGCTGGTGCAGGCTACGATCCGCGACCACCAGATGAAGATGGAGTTGCAGAAGCAGGCGCTGGATAGTCACATGGCTATCGCACAATCAGCCAATAACGTCAAGGGAGAACACGTCAGGTATCAAGACCGTATGCGTGGTCTGTCTATTGCAGGCAACACGAAACTGCCAGCCGAAACACGCAAGGCTACAGTGGACGAGTTGGATATCCCTGAGAACGAAAAGCTCCCCCTGAAAATAGAAACCGACTTGTCGGTGTCAGATAACAAGGGGAATCCGCAAAGTATCGGTGTCGGGAAAGACGGATCTTTCCAAGAGATCATGACCCGCGCTGGTAGTTACGAGCCTACTATATTGCGTAAGTTCCTTGAATCGCAGCGAGGCGTCAGCCCTGCGGTGGCAGTACAGAGGCTCAACACACTTCGCAACAAGTCGATGAACACCTTTTTGAACCCATTTGACCCTCTGACGAAGCAAGAAAAGAATGAAATGACATTCATTCAGCGTCTTTATGGCGACAAGATGCAGATGCAAAAGCCTGCATGGTTCCAAGGTGAATGGGGACCGCAGTACGAAGAGATATCACGGTAGGTGAACCATGCCGATTGAAGACTTTTACTACGGTGGTGGGCAGGCTACTATCGATGAAGAAGATGGTATGCTTGCCAAGTTGGCCAAGTCAGTGGTGTTACCGCCATTGACTTGGCTTAGCCAAACCATGGACAAGCCAGGCCGTGCCGTTCGTGGCTTGCTTGATGGCAGTCCCAGTGAACTACTGAACCTGATCCCACTCTCCGACACGTTGGGGATTACTGACCCTGAGAAGTCGGTCAGTGGCCGCGATCTGCTGCGTAATAAAGGGATGATAGGCGAAGAAGACAACTGGGGTAACTTCCTCGGTGGGCTCGCTACTGAGATTCTGCTTGACCCGGTAAACCTGATAACACTCGGGGCAAGCTCATCTCTGACAGCATTAGGACGCACAGCAAAGCTTGCTGGCACCATCGAGAAAACATGGGCAGGTCGCATCGGTGCTACGCAAGCAGGGGTTCACGCTCCGCAAGCCGGGCTTCTCGGCGTTCGCACGCCATGGTGGGCAGAAGCTATGGGAGTTCCTGCTGCAAGCAAGCAGTTCATGACCGGGCCTGCCTCGCAATACATGGCCGGCCAGATGTTCAAAGATGCCCGTAGCCTCGTGGATAAGATCCCCTACGTCGGGCCAAGTGTTGGCCGGGCAGGCGACAAGATACAAGCGATGATGCAGTCGATGTTCGTGCCTGGTGCCGGCATCACCATGGACCCACGCATCACGAACACCATGGCTAACACGGTGGAGGATGCCACGGCTGCGGCTCGGGCCGCCACGCTCGATACCAGGATGGCAGCGTTCGACCCGCGAGTCCAGGCCAGTGAACTGCTGACCCAGTACGGTGTGAAGGGGCCAGCAGCCGAGGACACCATTGGCCGGTACTTCAACGCAGCTATCGAGAAGACTGTCGGCCTGTACAACCCACAGCAGGTACATCTCTACCCACCAGGAGACTTAGAAGCAGCACGGTATGCCGAGCATATGGGGACGTTCGCCCAGCCCTACGGCAAGGTGGGCATGGAAGACAAGTTACAGCAGCTTGCCGAGGCGATGGCTGCTCCCACCAGGCAGACTATCGACAAAGCACGCGACTTGGCTATCCAGGGTGGGTTCAAGGTAGGTGACAATCCTAATCCATGGGGACTGGACTACAACCCAAGGCAATCGCAGGAATCTGGAGTAACAAAAGGAGCGGCAACGAGGTCACGTAAGATACCTCAGTCGCCATTGTGGGGCGGCACGAACCAGTTCGATGACCTGTTGAACACCAGTGCTTCAGCAGGGATCGCCAACCAGCCTATACCAGCAGGGGTAACCCCACGGCAATGGAACCGTCGCATCAACAAGATGCAGGAGCCAGAGATACAGGCCCACCTCGATCAAGCCAAGGCGTTCCGAGACGCTAAATACGGCAAGGCACCAGAACCCAGCGTAGCAGAAATGGCAACCGAATCAGCCAACACCAGCGTGAAGGCTGGCCGGGTGGGAAGTAACATCGAAGAGGTTGCAGCCAAGCCATCAGGTATCACACTTGAATCGTTTATCAACAATATCGACGAGGCAGGCAAGAGCGTAGCCACGCCTCAGTTCGCCAAGTCCCTGCGCGACCTTGCTCCACACCTCGATGAAGTAGCCTTTGGCAAGGCAGTGAGTTCATTAGATGAGAGCCTCAGTAGTTTGGGTAAGAAAGAGCTTCGGGCCATCGCTAAAGAGATCGGTGCTGCCGGCGCTGACCCAACGCTTGGCGTGACAGCCAAAGACAACATCATCATGAAGATCATGGAGGCCAAGAACGCCACGCCTACGCAGGTAGCCAAAGAGGTTCCAACGTCGATTCCTGCCCAGGTGAAGGAAGTAGCTCAGGCAACAGAGCCGGTGAAGCTTCCATACCCCATCGAACTATCAGATGCCAACCTGGAGAAAGACACGCGGAAACTGTTCAAGGTAATTGCCAAGGCTTCCCCCGAAGTGGTAGAAGCGAAGCGAGGGTTCTACCGGAACGACGTACTCGGTGCCACCGAACATTACACCCGCAACATGGCAGAGCAGGCCGGCAAAGGCCAGGGGTTGCTTACTGCCATTGCCGACAATGTGGTTCCGTTCGAGGCGACCAAGGCTAACCCTAATGAGTTCATCTCGGTACATGAACTACTCAAGAAGATGAAATTAACTGGGCAGGACGTGTCAGCAGGAGGCGAAGTCGGACAAAGGCTATACACACAGGGTGCCAAGAATACCTTGCTCGACAAGTTAGCCGAGAAGGGTAAGACCACGCTGAATGCCAATGGCGATGGGATCAGCGCTAAGCTGGCCAATAATGAACTGAAGAAGCACTTCGTATCAAAAGACCTGGCCGAGAACCTGGTCAAGGAAGCCGAGGGACCAGGGTTCAACCCGTGGGGACGTGTTCTTGAGAAGATCAGAGACATCACCAATGCTACCCGTACCTGGCTGACACAGCCATGGGTGCCGTTCCATACGCGTAACACATGGGAAGGTGCCATCCAATCGAAACTCGCGGGAGGGCTCGATACTGCGGTAGTGCGTGACGTGGTAGACTACAAGGCGGGGACTCTCACAGACCCGGCCAAGATTGCCGAGATGCACAAGTACGCCAACGAGGTGTTCAATACCGGTGCGGCGTTCCGGCACCAGGTGACCGAGAACATGGGCGACTCGGTTGTCGGCAAAGCATCCAAGGTCACGACGCCGTTCGTGGAGCAGGCGGGAAGCACGACGATTGAGAAGTATGGCGGCACGGTATCTTTCCCCAACCAGGCTGCTACCCCGCTAGAGACAATAAAAGGATTCCTCGAAGGCTACAAGCCCAGTGTGGCAGCCTCCCGAGGCGAGAAGTACCTGACGCTCAACCCAAAGGAAAGCGTATTCGTTCAGCAGGGGTTGCGTGCATCCGAGGCAGCCGACGACGTGCAGCGCATGAGTATGTTCATCAGCCTGCGAAAACAGGGATACGCACCGCAGGCAGCAGCCGACGCGGTTACTGCTGCACACCTCGACTACTCGAAACTGACGCCGTTCGAGAAGCAACTGCGAAGCCTGGTTCCTTTCTACAGTTTCTCGAAAGGCAACATCGCCCGTACCGCAGCACAGATGGGTGATCCTGGTGCGATCTCTAGTCTACTCCGGGCCACCACCGAGGCTGGCAACGAAGGGTTCGTCCCTAGCTATGTCAGCCAAGGAACTGCGGTACCTATCCCAGGTGCCGAGGATGGTAAGCAGCGGTTTATCTCAGGGCTCAGTACCCCGTTCGACGATGAACTGATGGGATCGCTACTGTCTTTGATGTCAGGCAGCCCACTCGACGCATCGCGGCGTGCCATGTCCACGATCAACCCACTGGGTAAACTCGGCATTACAGCAGGAACAGGCCGGCAACTGTACTCAGGTCGAAAACTCGACGAGTTCACCCCGAATGGCATCACCAGCTTCCTGCCCAATTACCCTGGTAACGTGATAGCCGAGGCGATAGGAGCTACCCCATTGGGGCGATTGGCTACTACGGCCAACTCGGTTGTCGGTGGCCGAGATCAGAACTTGCTACTAAAGCTTATCACTGGCATCAGGACTACTGACATCGATCCGGCTATGGCTACTCAGATGGCGGCCAAGGATGCTGTCAGCACCCTGCTCAAACGTACTGGCATGGTGAACACCAGCGAGAACCTGTACCCCAAGCAGGAGTTCAGGGATGTGGAGAACCAGCCCGAGCAGTTGCAGATGCTATTGCAGTTACTCAAGGCAGTCCAGGCGACTGGCAAGGATATGAGAGAACAACGCCAACAGCCTTGATTGTCCATGCCAATCTGGTAGTATTTCATCAGTTCTTTGAAAAACACACCACCATGATGTAAACCGTTCACTGAGCGTCCGAAAGCCCGATGGTTAAACACTGCTGGTGTCAGCGACCAGTTGGTCCAGTTGACGGCAAGTAGGAATGGTAGTGAGATGACCTGATGCCCGTCTTGTGCATCAGGTAAAACGGGTACAGCAGGACACTGGCGAGGCAACAACGCCAGGTGGATCAAGTTGGCTCCATGCCACAAGATCTGCGAAGGCCAGTAGCTGGAATGTCAAGTTGCTCGATGCGGTTTGGAGCAGTGGTAGCTCGCCTGCCTCATAAGCAGGAGGTCGCTGGTTCGACCCCAGCAGCCGCAACTTATTCTTACCGGAGACGCCCGATGTCACAGAAACCACTCACTTCAGAAGCACGCCGACGTGTGATGTCTGCGTTAGGAAACGACGCGATCGGCTTGCAGATAGCTGACAAGCTTGACGGGTTGGCTTTTGCCGGTGCCATCCCCACCCTCACTGGCCTTGGCCCTGCCGAGGAACAAAGCCTCGGTGTGATCCACTTCACCAAGATCCCGCTTGCCGCTGTGTCAGTGCCCATGGTGGATGGCACCACTAATGGCAGTATCGGTAATAAGAAAATCTACACGTTCCCTACCGGTCTTATCCGTGTGGTTGGAGCATTGACCCAACTCAATATCACCGCTGCTGCCGGCATTACCGCTACCGCCGCAGTCAAGCATTCCTTGGGTATTATCCCTGCCGCTACCAACGATACGCTAAGCCTGACCAAGGCAAACATCATCCCATCTACCAGCCTCACCCTGGCATCGTCTGCTGGTGATGTTACTGGAAAGAGTACGGCGACTGCGGTGGTGGCTCTCACCGATAGTTCAGGTGGCACTCCATCAGATACGCTGGCTGCTATCACTGGCTCCTATGTAGAAGCCACCATCGAAAACACCGTGGCAAGCCTGGCCGCCAAGATCAATGAACTTATCGCCTTGCAGACTCTTAACGGTACACCTGTTCAGCCACTACTGGACGGTGTATCGGCTGCCAAGGATGTGTATCTTAACTTCGGTGTGGCTGATGCAGGCTCTACTGGCAACAGCACGCTGACCGTCACTGGGTTCGTTTATCTGTGCTGGGCTATGGTAGGACAGTCGCCAGCCACATTGTAACTGCTCTGGCGGGTAGTAACGAAAGAAGCCCGAGT